CTCCAGTGGGTGTACAAGTGAAGTGATTGCCTGTGTTTAAGTCAAAGCTACCGTCATTTTCTGCTGTGACTGTGCCTCGCTGTCCTGCTGTGAACGTCTGTGCAACGTCTGTCTTGGCTGTGTCAGCGTCGAACGCCTGTACAGTTGAGCCAATGTCAGCATCAACAACAATCGTTGCATCAAAAGCTTGTACGTTTGTGCCAATGACTAGCCCTAGGTTTGTTCTAGCCGTAGCCGCATCAGAAGCACCAGTGCCTCCATTAGCAACGGCTAAGTCACCTGAAGAAGTAACAGCGGACAAATCAATGGTAGGACTGGTTAGAGTTTTATTAGTTAGTGTTTGCGTAGCCGCTGTGCCAACTATTTCTTGATTGCCGCCTGCAGGAAGTGTTAATGTGTTGGTAACGCTTGCGCTGTGTGGCTGTGCAATAATTGTTTGACCATGACTATTAGATTCACAGTTTAATACAACAGTACCGGGGTTTGTATTACCTTTAACAACTACCTTACCTGTACCGTTAGGCGCAAGGTCAATATCTGCGTTGCTTGTCGTTACAATGTCGTTACCGTTGGTGTCAAGATTGCCGCCAAGTTGTGGAGTTGTGTCTTCAACAACATTAGAAATTTCTGTGCCAGAGATTAGCCCTGAAACAAAATTAGCTTTAGTCATTCGACGCAAAGCAGACGCAGAAGTATCAGAAATAATTATTTGATCATCATCAGCAATTGAGGTCTCTGCTGTCAAATCAGTAACAAGAGCTTGACTTGTAAGTCCTAGGTTGCTTCTTGAAGTTGTTGCATTACTTACATCAGATAGGTTGTTAGAGTTAATTAAAGCTCCACTAAGCGATGCAAATGAAACTACCCATGCTGACCCAGTATAGACACGCATTTCATTAGCAGTAGAGTTAAAATACAGCGCACCTGTTAAAAGAGCATCACCATCATTATCTGTCGATGGGTCAGAAGACTTTGCACCTAAGTAACGATCATCAAAACTATCAAAACTAGCCGCCGCATTAGTTTCTGAAGTAGCGGCATTAGATGCTGAGGTAGCGGCATTGGTAGCTTGTGTTGTTGCTGTTGTTGCTGAGGATGCCGCTGATGTTGCACTGCTAGCGGCGGCAGTAGCTGAAGATGCGGCATTGGTTGCAGACGTTGCGGCTTCATTAGATTTAGTTGTTACTGTATCAATAGTCGCTTGATCTGATGTGCTACTTGCACTACCTGTACCACGAAAGATTGCCATTGAAATCTCCAGTCAAGAATTAGGAAAGGGGGCCATGTAGACCCCCTCAGTTGCTTAGGAGTTAAATACTAAGCAGAGTGCAGACTCAGGACGTAAAACTTTTACGCCGTACAGAGTGTCTGCAGTGAACAAGTCACCAAGATACTCTTGCTTGTACTGAGTCTGTGAGCGAACACCTAACTGTTCTGCAAATACCATAGCGTCACGATGACCTAAGACACCTGCTTTGAGTTCTCCGCCCGCAGAGTTATTTGCCGCAGTTTCTACAACCGGGCAGTTAGTTGAGACGTAGATGTCGATACCATACAATGTACCGATGTTGCCGTTTACTACTGGCTGACCTGATACAAAATCAGATGAGTTGTAGCGGTCAATACCACGAATGGTTTCAACTACTGATGGGGGTACAACTAGGAAACGTTGATCCATAGGAACATCGTTATCATCTAGTTCTTTAATAGCTTCACGGAAACCAACATCAGTAAAGACATCAGCCGCCGCAACAGTATCAACAGCGTAAGCTGTCAAGTTTGTAGAAGCGTCCATGAAGAACGAGTTGCTGTGTACAAAGTCAGCACCATCTGAATCACCAAATGACTTAGTGAGTGCGAACAAGTCGGTGTCAACCTGCTTTGCAAGGGCATATCCTGCATCAGATGTGTAGAACTGACGCAGTGAAGCAAGAGCTTGCACGTCAGTAATGTCTTCGATCAAACGAGAATATTCGTAGTGTTGATCGATAGTGACTTGCACTTCTGACTCAGTAGCCGCAATCAGTGTGACCTGAGTTGAAGCCGCTTTAGCAGATGCATCGCCACGAGTAGGCTTAGGGATGTGTAATGTGTCACCCTTCTTGCCTGTCATTGGCATACGGTTTACAAGATTAGCCAATACGAGTGATTTCTCGTAGGCCGCGATAATTTCGTCAGACCAAATTTCGGGGATGAAAGTTGCCGCCGTAGTATTGGTGACGTGGTTAGTACCTAGTGCCATGTTAATTTCTCCTTAACACTATTTGACACGACCCTCTGCGTATGCCGCCATAATTTCAGGCTGTAACTGCGTGTAACGCTTTGGGTCAGTTTGCATAAGTTTAATAATATCAGCACGACGATAGATTTTACGACTTGGTGTTTCACCTGAACCTTTTGCATTTCCTGTAGAAGCAGATTTTAGTTGACGCTTACGATCTGTTTCTTGCATTTCAGTTGTTTCTTTTACAATGTTTTGACGTTCCTTCCACGATGTAAGAAGTTCATCAGCGGCATCATAATCAAAGCGTTGATCTGCACGTTGATACAATTCAGTACGAACTTTTGAATTTGTAATCCATTCTGCAAACTTTTCATCTTGTAAAATTTCTTGAAAATTTGGATGATTAATTTGAAGTTTGTTTAGGATTTCCTGTTGCTTCATGGATTTGGAAATTTCTTCCGCTTCTTTAAGCTTAGGATGATTCGCTAGTTTGTGCTCAATGTACTTGTCAGGATCGTCAAAAATGTCGATCTTTTCTTCGTCTTGTTGTTGTGGGCTAGTGGCTTTTTCAAGCTGAGTCTTAACGAAATCGTCAACGATCTTTCGCAGTTCTCCAACTTCAGAAGATTGTTTACCCAAAAGTTTTTCTGCTTCCTGATGCATCCTGACAACATCTTTAATGTCTTTGCCTTGATACTTTTCGGGAATTGGATCTTCTTGGGCTTCCTGAATTTCTTCAGGTTCTGCAGGTTGTCCCTCTTCAGGTGTCTGTTCTTCTTCTAAAGGTGAGAATGTTTCCTCTGGATCTAGTTCTTCGGGACTCTCATCTATAAAACGTGCCATATTGTTAAACTCCGTGCCGTAGCATTATGGATATATTAATTTTTAGCGGCTCTCTCGTGATCTTTAGCCCACGCATCATCAGCATCAGGCCACCCTGTGCCTTTGAAATGTGAAGATACACTTGAGATTATCCGCTGTGCGGTGTCACCACATTCAAAGCAAGTTGTGAATAAATCATTAGAATCTATCCATTGCTCTTCTATGTGGTTACAAGTTATGCATTTGAAATCATATCGACGAATCACTATCCGCCTCCATGTCAATTGCATTTTTTATTCCTGTCTCAAAACGAGTAATGTTTAAAAGTGAACTACGTTGTCCTTTGACAAAAAATAATTCTTGTTCGTTTTTAATTTCTTCAATACTATAAGCATTTAAGAGTTCTTGAGCTTCATTTACAAATTGTTTCCAACCGGGATGAATAAACAAGCCAAGATAGTTTTCATAATAAACTTCATCTTCAGGACTCAATAGAGTTTCTCCTTAATTTAGATGCAAATATTATACCACAAATTTATTCTTTTGTCAAGTCTTTTGCTTGACTTTTTGTATTTCTTGTAGTACGAGTTTTTTCAAGAACCTGTAATCGATTATCTAAACTTACTAAAATTTTATTTAATTCAATTAAAACTTTGTCTAGTTCTTGTTTAGTTACTTGCATCTGAACTTCTCATTTGTGCTTTAACAATTTCATTATTAGCTTCAATGTCACGTTCTTTTAGTAACAATTTAGCTAACTCAACTCTACGTTTAAAGTCTACCTCTTCAGGATCAGTAATTTTACCCATCACTTCAATTGGTAACAGTTCTGTTTCAACAGAGTTCTGCTGTACACGAGACATAATTTCTGCAGTTTGAGCTTGGATGTTTTGAATGGTTGATTGCTTTTGTGTCATTTCCATTTCCATAGCCGCTTGTTGTATTTGTTGTTGTTGCGGGTTAGGTTGGTTTACTTGACGTAGTCCTTCAATAATTTGTTCGCGGTTACTTAAGTTCATGTTGTCAACAATTGATTCAATTAACATTGGATACATTGGAGACTCAGGACTCATTGTTTGCAATAACTGAACAAGTTGAGTTACTTCATATTCACGAGCAATAATGCCAAGAGATGATGATGGTACAAATTTATAGTCACGTACAGGATACAACTCAGGGCTAAACTGCATATAACGATGAGCAACTTTAGTTACGTATGGTAATAAAAATGCTTCTTGAAAATTAATTAATGTACGTTTATGACGTTTAATAATTGCGCCTAGTGACATTGAAATACCTGCGGCTGTAGATTCTCCATTAATACTTCCGGGAATGCCTGCCGCATCAATAGCTCCAGTTGCCATTTGAACCATTTGTTGGAGATTAGCCGCTTGGTTAAATGTGTTGGAGTCAAGACTTCCAAATCTAAACGGCTGTAAGATTTCTGAGGGATTGCCGTTCGTAAGGATGGCCTTGCCGGGTCTAACTTCCAACTTGCTTCCACGAGGAAGACGTGAAGCATCAACAGCAAGCATAGGGTGTACAGTAAGCGCAAGTGCGTCAATTCGTGCTCTCAGTTCAGTATCAAGTGCTTTTTGTGCGTTGTACCCTTTTTCGCAAATACCACGTCCCCAAAAACGGCTAGGTACAACATCCCAAGGAAAAGCTACAATTGGGCGATCTTGCATCATATAAGGATTTCATCAGCCTTTTAGTAATGTTCCGTTATTTGCAATTACTACAATAGCTTCTACGTATTCACTGGTTTCTTCTTCAGCTAATAATTTAACTTCTTCATTATTTGCATACAACAACTCACGAGGAACAAATCCATAGTATTTTGTTAAACGTACTTTGTCGTCATTATAAATAGTAAAGTCTTGATCTGGTTCAAGATCAACATCAGGAGAAGCCTGAGTTATTGAAACATTAGTATAAATACCCTGCTCTTGTAACCTTATGACTTGGTGCATTGGAACAAATTCATCAATAGCTACACCAAGAGCTTCGTCAATAGATGTAGCTACTGGATCAATTAAAAAGTTTTGTGGCATCACAGGACGCAATTTAAAAACTGTGCGTTGTGCTTCTTCAACTCCAACTGCTTGCATTGCTCCATCCATTACAGGACGAGTAGCAGGTTTAAATTCTGTTATTTCTTCTGCTATAATTTCACCAATGCCTGTGCCAAATACAGCCGCATTTAAAATACATTCAGCAATTGCTTTTCGTGATGCAACATAGTGCAAGTCTTCATCTAGTTGATTACGTAAAAATTGAATGTCAACTTTTTGTTGGTCTTGATAGTCATCTTTAATATCAAACCACTTGCCACGTCCAAAAGTAGCTTCTTCTACTTCCGCAACAGCAGATTCTACTGCTTGTTGAAGCGCAGGGGAAATAATACGTGATCGCTCTGAAGAGCGCATTGTGTCTTCAGAAGCCCAGATACCACGCCATAGTCTATAGTATTCATCAAACTTTTCAGAATAGTTTGAATCATAATGATCACGCCATTGATTGCATTTATTAATGACCCAACCTTCTAGCGTGTTTGTTTGATCATCTACGTTTTCATATTGCATGTTAATATCCTGCTACGGGGTCTAGTATTTCAAATTCATCTTCTTCGTAATCGTAGTAGTACGATACTTTAGCAAGTTGATCAATATATGCCAGTGCATCAATTAAGTCATCATGCACAAGGTGGTTAGGAAACTGAAACAACTCATCCATAAACTGAGAGTTCCAATCACCTTTGTTTAATGTTATTTGCCCATGTTCAAAACGTCCTTGCAACGCCCAAACAATACGATCAGTTTTTTTCTTATTTCCATGTGTCAACTCTTCAACTCTAAAAAATCTTTGAGATGATTTCATGATGTCTGTAAGGTATGGTAGCACAGCGTTCTTTAACGCTCCACGTTCAATTCCTACAGCGATAGGACGGTAACGCTCAACAGCATCAAAGATCTTTTTAGCCGTTTTCTTGATGTCCCACCGACCATGAACAATGTCTGCTATCCACCATCCGTTTTCGTTGGCTTTGACGATGGCGATAGCTGTTTGGTCAAGCTTTTTGTTTTTAGACTTTGTAGCACTTTCAACATTAGCAAAACCCGCAAGGTCAACCGCAATGTAAAAATCTCCACTTTCAGGCTCATCCTTGTCAAACTGTATCCAGTCTTCCTTAAAGATTTCAGAACCCATTGCTTCAAAGCTTGCAAGGAATTCCTGTCGGAACGCATAGCTCGACATTGACTTTTTGGCAGTGTCAATCTCTTTAGGGTCAAGGAGAGGATTATCATACGATGTAAAATGCCACGCCTTATACGATTGATCATCACCTATCTCTGCATACGAGTACAAATCATAGAAGTGGTTACGACCCATTGGCGTACCAATAAACATGGCTTCACCTTTTTGGTCAGCAAGCGCAGGACGTAAGATTTGTTCCCACACACTAGGCTTCATATCCGCATATTCGTCCATAACAAGGAACTTAAGGGATACGCCTCGCATGGTCTCTGGTCTGTCAGCACCCTTCAGTGAGATAGTGCAACCGTTAATGAGAGTGATTTGCAAGTTGTTAATGTGGGATGTCTTGATAACAGGATGCGCTAACTCTAACAGAGTAGACCACATAATGTCACGAGCCTGCCCCTGAGTCGGCGCAACATAAAACACATGACCACGGTTTGTTTGCAGTCCATAGATAATCAACTGCCAAGCGGCTAGACGAGACTTACCAGTACGCCG